GGTTTCTTCCGCATGCATAATTGTTTCGGGTTCTTTCATAACTTCAATCTCCTCTTTTGGATTAATAACCAAATCGTCTCCTGTGTATACGAAAGCTTCTGTGTCACCATCCTCCATAGGAATCCCGTGCTGAACAGTTGATTCAATAAATGCTCCAGGATTTGCTCCAGCGAGCACCAAACTTACTTCACGAATTACACCATGGAGAATCTGATTACCAAGCTGCTCAAGATCATTAGCAAAGATACTAAGGCATGAAATATCACCATGCACTAAGTACTCTTTGGCATCTCTACCCTGCTTAGTATTATTGCAATAACCATAAGTATATACACCTTCAGGTCTATTCTCAAGATATGCATGTCCGAGAACAGCATCAGGTTTACCATGCTGATGCATCCATACAAGAGGGACTTTCTGTCCTTCATTAGCAGCAAATGCACCGTGCCTAATAATCTTACCATCAGCGCACTTAAGGTCATTCCTCGTAGCCCAGCCACAAAAATCGTAATCTTTGTATTCTGCCACTTTGACTTTCTCCTTTCATTAAATTTGGTTTAAAGTCTTGTTTTTAAAGATTCAAAGTTCGTCCTCATGGTTATTTATATCTCATGATTTTGAAATTTTCTTCTTCAATTGTAAGACAATTAAATTTCTTCATTTGTTTCTTCTTCTGAAATTGCAGCTGTTGGCTGTTCTTTACCAGAAGATGTAAACGGATTAGTAAGAGAGTTTGCTTCAGGTTTATCTGTAGGCTCTCTTCCAATAAGAATTCTACCTTCATTTGAAGATAAAACAGTATCTTTAATAAACTTATCAATTGTATCGGCCAATTGTGTTGTCGGTAATAGCTCAAATGGATCTTGATAGAATGCTATTGAATGTCCCTGGGATCTAGCTGTTTCAGAAAGCCATTTCCTTTCTATATTTAATGCTATTCTAGAACAAATGGGTTTCAATGTTCTAGAATAATAGTTAAACAACTCTTGTTCATTTGCTGTTCCATTAAATATTGCAGGACTCATTCCAAGTTGACCAAATAAATCATCCATTAATGTTTTAGCTTGTTCCCAGAGATTATTTTCTACAGATCTATTAAGCTGTATTACTTTCTCTGAAACATCTATATAAGCTATTCCCAGTTGGCTTCCTGACAATTGTTCCTCTATCTCATTCCTACGTTCTTCTGCTTGATTCTTTTTAGCAGATGATCGAGAGGCATATGGTAACTGGATAATTAGATCGAGTTTACCAGAGGAATTCTGATCGTTAAGTTTATCTATAGTCTTTAGTGTTCTTACTAACCTCTGATATAGTGAATTTGGTTCATTCATTATTGCATAAAACGGATTCTCAATAATTGGGACTATCTTTTTTGGCAATAATATAGACATATAACGCTGGGCATGAGGATTAAATGTTTTTATAACTACATCATTCTCTCTCCAGCGTTCTACGGTTCCTATTCTACTTTCGGCCGTTGTATATGCTTCCGAATCAATTGGGTTAGAGGTAGTTTTTGTTGGAACTAATGCGGCGCACCCTTCATCAAGCATTTTGAACACTAAAGATTGTATTAATTCTGGTCCCGTTTGGTCTATATTTGCTTCTATTTTAAGCAAATTTGTTAGCTTATCTTTTACTGGAATATTATATTTTAATCCATCTTTTTCCTCTTCTTTCTGATGATAAAAAGTTACCATTGAAACATCAACCGCAATTTTATTATAAAGAGAGTTTATCATAGATCTCTCATTACCATAACTTATAGGTTGATGGATAGGATTTGTAGAAGAAGCTGGAGGACCATAAGCAGGACCTTGATTAATATCAGGGGCATCTTGAGACCTAAAAGCAGTCCAAGAATGCTTTATATAATTAAAAATATTTGCCATTTTGGACTCCTAATTATTACTTAACTTCTTTATACAGCTGATATGCATAATAACCTGCTTGAGCAGCAAAAGCTCCTGCTATAGCTATTCGAGCTTTATTTTCTGCTCTATGTTCATCAAATAAATACGTTGTGGCAAATTCAGCATCACTCATATTAGCTCGTCTATTGGCAAATCTAGCATATTTATCGGTAACTGCTTTACCTGCTTTTGCAAATCTTGGATCTGGTTCTTTATTCTTATAATAATCACAGAAACTTTTACCGGTTTCTGAAATATCTTTTCCAACTCTAGCCCATTCTTGTTTAGCCTCCTGTACAGCTTTTTTAAATTCAGGATTTGTCTTCAATCTTTTTTCGACAGCCATTTTAACTGCTGGGCGATTTTTCATTCTTACACCGCCAAAAACAGTATGTATACCAGCATCACTTAGAATAGAGCCATAATGCTCTCTCCACCAAAGCGGGTGTTTTCCCTCTAACTTATGCTGTTTTCTTCGTGCTGTATCGTAGTTACTTTTTATATTTCTTTTTAATAACCTAAGATCCTGTTTAGGATTCTTACCACTACCCCAAGGGTATCTTCCTGAATGGCCACCTTTATCATGGCCTACACCGTAATGCATGATGTACAAATCGTTCATTTTGTCCTCCTTATGTTATCCTTATGTTATCCTTGTCCTGCTAATAATTTTATACCAACAATGGTAGTAAATACACTTCCTGTTACAGCCAATGCAGTTACACCGGCTTTTGTTAAAGTAGAAATATAATCTTCTCCGGTTTTCATTGCATTATACTTAGGATCATCCTGCATTTTGGTTATAACGTAGGCTTCTTCTGCACGCTTTCTACGAACATAATCTTCAAGTTCCTGTGTGGAGTATTTTGGGAGATACTTCTTCTCATTTTTCTTAAATTTCTGATATGCACGTCTAGATAAAAGTGATCTTAGTTCTCTATCTATATCTGCGGTCTGTTGAGCACCGAGATTAGAGTTTTTTGTTATATTATCAAACTGTTTTGCTGCCTTACCTGAAGAACTTGCGGTTTGCACTATTTTGGATCCCCAGGCATAACGACCAGATCCTCTTCCGGGTGGATTCTCATCATGTGCTACACCTGAGTGCATGATATACAAATTATTCATTCTTAAATCCCCTCCTATCTGGATCTGCCATTTCTCGTATTCGCCACTCGAGTTCTGCTAATTTTGAACTATAACTATCCATTAGGGTGGCAGATGCCGATGGATCAAATGATGTTTTAACATATATAAATACATACTCAACCACCATGTATAGGCGCAAATCGTCAAAGAAATCTGACCATTTTGCCGTGTCATTCTCGATGATAAATCCTTCATCTGGTCCAACACCCAACTGTGTTAACTGGTTGAGTGCCGTATTTATACATGATATAACATCGGTATCGAAGCTGTCTACTCCCTCTAGACCAAGCTTCTTTTTTATGTCATTTAGTATACTGTTGTCTAGTAGGGACATATGGAGCCTCCTTTTTATGGAAAATGGGGTGATTCTAAATCATATAACATTTTAAGAATATCATCATCTGTTATACTTCCAGTATAATCTATTTTTCCATTTTTATAAGAATAATCTTTAGAAGAAATTGAATCAAATGTGTCATCTATCCGATTTGCCAAGATTCTTCTGTTTGATATTTCTAAAAGTTTAGAACCATGTTTATCTAAAAATGTTTGAACATCGTAATCCTTTAATTTATCTAAATAATAATTAGCTTCATTTGCTATATTTTTATTTCTTTTATATGCCAAATCTTTTAATAAAGAATACGTCTCTTTGTCACTTTTTATTTGTTTTAGCATTTTATCTTTATATTCTTTTTTAGTAAAAGCATCTCTCCAATAATCACCCATAGATCTGTCGTCTTCGAACTCCATCTCAAAGCCATTTTCATCGTATTTGTCTTTCGGATCTCCGGAATGAACCTGATCAATCCATTTATTAACTTTTTTAGAACTAATTTTATTTATAGCATTATTTTTTGCTTTTGCATACTCGTTATTTTTATTTAGACTCATTCCACTTAATGCGGATGATCCAATTTTATATGTTGAAAATTTATCATTTCTATCATATAATATTTTTTTTGCAGTTCTTCTATTAAGTTTTTTCTTTCCACGAGTTTCACCAAATGGATTCTTACCACTACCCCAAGGATATCTACCAGAGTGGCCACCTTTATCATGGCCTACACCGTAATGCATGATGTACAAATCGTTCATTTTGTCCTCCTTAAGAAAAATTATTACCTTGATATGACTTAAGAGACTTAATGGCCTCTTCATACATCTCGGCGGCAGACTCTTGAGACTTGATAGCCTCATTCTTTGTCTTGGTTAACTCTATATCCTGTCGTAACTGCTCCTTTTTGAGCTCTTCTCGTTCAGTTGCCAGGTCGAGATAGTGTATTATGAGCTGATTACTGGCGGTTCCATCTCTAAGTTTCTGCTCCGCCAAGCTCATAGCCAACGCAATACATCTATCTTCTTGCTCTTTTGGCGATTGCGCTGGTGGTCGCTTTGACTTAGCTATAGGAATCACCTCCTCATACTTTCATAAGATTATCATTTCTTATATAACCAACAAGAATTCGAGTATCTCCTTTTTTAGTTCTCTTGTATTTAACTTTTGTCCATCCTTCACCATAATCTTCGGGAACGAGGAGCTTTATACCTCCTGGAACTGGACAGATTACTGTAGAATGTCTACTGGGAGAAGAATGAAGAATTGTTGCATGCATAGAAACTGCCCATTTACGATCGTCTGGCATAAAAACCTCCTATTAAATATAAATCTTATAATATGCAGTTCCATTTTTAACTTTATCTAATTTAAATCCCGTTTTTTCAGCTAAACCTCTAGATTCTTTATTTTCTGCATTAGCATTCCATTCCAAAACAGTATTCGGCGGGTAATTTTCATAGATCCATTTTTTACCGGCTTCAGCTAATGATTTGGAATATCCGTGTCCTCGATATTTTGGATTTGTCATAACTGCCACTTCTAATCCGTTTTTGTCATGTCTCCAAATATCAAATACTGATACTGGCTTATTCCTATATTTTCCAATAAATGAAACAGCATTAGCTTGTCTATACGTTTTATTGTTTGTATACCAAAGCTTATCTCGCAATCTTAGGTCTTTAACAGTATCTCCAGGGTTTCCCATCATGCGGACTTTTTCTTCATTAGATAAAGATCGCCAAACTTTATTGGCATATTTAGATTTTTTCTTATCATTCTCTACTATATTAAATTTATCTTTTATTTCATATAAATTTACATCTTTATTTTGTTCTATTAATCTTTGTACATTATTTCTTGTTGCTCTTGATGCGTTTTCTATTGGAATAGCTATTCCAGAATCTGCATCATTTGTCATAGCTATGTCTTTATCTACATTTCCAGTTTTAGATTCTATTTTCTTTACTTCCCAATTCTTATTAGCAAGATATCTAGGTTTGTCAAATATTGTATATACCGAAACGTTATTATATTTCTTTATATAATTTTGTACAGCAGTATCTATACCTGGTGCATCTCCAATTAAAATTTTATTACCAGCTTTTATATTTTTATCTATATCTTTTTTTGCTTGTGTTGGTATTTTTGTTGTCTTAGAAGCCCCTGATATAAATACTTTTTTACCACTGCCCCAGGGGTATCTACCAGAATGTCCACCATGAAGATGGCCTACGCCGTAGTGCATGATGTATAGACTCATGATAAAAACCTCCTGATTATGAAATTTAATCAAATATTTCTTTGTTAATCTTAAATGCAATAAATGCGTCCATAAGAGCTGCAACATTATCTATCTTCTGATCACGTCTTCTCTTATATAACTTTCGGTTGCCATTGGTATCTTCGAGAACTATACAGTTTCCCATTGCATAAGACATCAATGCCTCATCAAAGAGAAGAACTCTATCTTCAGAAAGTTTCTTAATCTCGCCCAAGGGAACTGATTCTGTCTTTGCGCCCTGAATTACTTTCTCAATACCAAATCCGCCATTCTCTCGAGCCCATCTTTCTACAAATTCTACGGCATTGTAAGGGTCATATCCCAAACAACGAACATCATAGTCCTGGCTTATGATAAATCTATCAAGATCATCATAGACCTGCATCATGTCAAGAATTGTTCCTTCCATGATGACAAGGCTATTCTCTCGTAGAAACTCCTCGTACTTCAATCTTGCTGCATAAGGCAACAGATTAAATGTTCGAGTAGTTATATAAGATCGTGTCTTTACGCCAAACTTTCCATTCTTAAGAGGAAACAAGAAAGTAAATGCACAGAAGTCGTCTCCTTGTGACAAGTCACAGCCCATTGCGCATGGCATACCATAGTAAGACTTGGGTCTATGAGGTAAAGTTTCTTCATATGTAAAGAAGTATGTATAACCTTCTACTGGTATACCAAATCTTTTTGCAAGAATATCATTGCGAGCTGATGGGTTCTTCTCCATTCGCTCAACTTCATCCTGATATTCGCTGTACTGGATTGTTTTACCGAGATTTGGACAAGCCTTAACCCAAAGATTGGGATTTGCTATCTCAGAAATATCATCCATTTTGTACCACCATATGGATACATGTGGATTCTCATATTCTCCTTTGAGAATATCCATTAATTCCTGTTTAATTGTATCACCAATTCCATTTCGGATTGTTCCTTCAGAAGATGTTGCAATTATCCAAGGATCTATTACCTTACCAGCACCCTGATCGAGAGCCCCTATAGGATCTTCTCGAATATCACAAGAAAGCCATTCGTCAACTGTAGAATATTTACTTCTCCAGCCCTGTAATTTTTCTATTGACATAGGAAGAACTGTAAGAAGTGAATTCGTAAGGTGATTTTCTATGCCTTTCTTTGTTGTATCAAGTGCTCTTTTATCATTTTGTGTTCCACGAGTATTGTGCTTTTTACCCATGGTCATAAATTTAAACACTGGACCCCTTGCACGCTGTATTGCTGTTGTCAAAGAGTCTAATGTTAACTCACCTTGCTTCATTGTTGGTCCTGTAGATACCTGGAAAGTTGTATCTGGATCTACTACAAGTCCATATCCCTGATTACAACCAGCGTAAACAGTTTTTGCATTACCTCTTGCGACAATTATATACTGGCGACGAGTTAATCTCTTTCGAACCATTTGGTTTTCGTATCTTCCGCCATGTCCAGATGGATCAGGAACAAATACTGAACGTGGCTCAAACTCATACCAGCCCCAGAGATCTTCTCCCCACAATTTAAATGTGTCCAAGAGATGTAAATCTTGTCCATTTGTTAAAGTTAACTCATTTTCACAGAATTCTATCCACGCATCAACAGATTCTTGGTCATAGAAAAATCTAGGATCTTTAATTCGTGCATCTATTCGGTTCATTTGTAAACTTATTGGTTCACAAACTGGTATCTGGCCTCTTAATACTTGGTCTCTGAACATGCCATAGTATTTTGGCGTCGCTGTATTACTAAGCGGCATGCTCATCACCTCACTTTACCAAAGATTTGTATCTCCAGGCCGCCTTTCTACTGAAAACATTTTCAGTAATCTTATATCTTCTTCATTTCCATAGTGAATTAAGTTATGTGTATTACGACTTACACATATAAGATTATTCATATCAAAGATTTTGTCACTTTGTTGGATTACATCATCGATTGTTATTGGATTTATATGATGTATTAATATATATCTATCCATCATATGATCTCCACATCCTAAATCGCATGCTTCGTCTCTAATTATTACATCTCGTCGTACTGTTTTCCAAGCTTGGGATTTATACAACATTTGATTCATATATCTTTTTGAACCAAATGTCTCATCTGATGGAACTTGATGTAACATTAAATATAACAATCGATCATAGTAATTCTCTATTTTGGATACTTCTTCATAGCTTTTCATATGTTTCACCATACTTCTAGGTAACTTTTGTAGATGTGTTTGAGGCTAGATTAGAGGGTTTTTTATGGCAAGCAGTCTAACCATTCTTTTTGATCACAGGAGACCTTTCTAGTTACCCAAACACATCCACAAAAATTACCCCTGGAGAAATTTTTCAG